AAGGTTGCAGGAATTGAATCGTATCTTGCTTCTGGTCTTGGTCAAGGCGATCTTCTTGGTGAGGTTGGTGCTGGGGTATTGGCCGCTGGCGCAAGAAGCGACGACACAGGATTGTTTGACGCGCTTCAAAATATTTTTAATATTCCTTAATGATAGTGGATATTATCAAGTTAACTATTCTGGTATTTGGAGATAAATAATGGCAAGAAGTTTTGGGTCGCCTATTCCGAGAACACCTCTTCCAAATTTAAGAGTAAATAGAAGCTTGTTGGCTAATCTTGCACGCCCAGGCTTTTCAAAATCAGTTGGAACAGCTGTTGAGCAGGCAGCGCTTGCACCTGAAGTGCGCGGGGACAAAGAAGAGCAAGATCGTTTATTCGATGCAATTATAGAGGCATCGAAAAAAAACGATATGGCAACAGTGGGCTCTTTGTTTCAGGAGTCTGGAAGACTTAGTGGAAATTTAGCACACATTTCTCAAGGCGTTAATATTTCTAGGCAAGCAGCAAGAACTGATGCAACACTAGAGATAGGAAATCTATTAGCTGAGGCATCACAAGGTCAAACTACAGATGAAAGGCTTTCACAAATAAATACTGCAGTTACGCGTTTAGCACAAGATAATGGATTAAATTCATTTGAAGTTAGTGGTCAGCTTGATCGTGCACTTAATGCCAGAAATGCTGACTTAGGGCGACGTGCGGAAAAAATGATTCAGACCGGAATGACTAGAGAAGATTTTGTTAGTCGATTTGGACAAGCAAATGCAGGCATTTTTGACGCTCAAAATAGAACCATTATGCAACAAAATGAGAGCATAGAAACTCTTACAAATGCAAAGTTAGCTGACGCTCAAAGCGATTCATTGCTTGGGCCACAGGAAGAATACACACGGCTTATAAATAAGCTTGATAATCCTAGTTACATTCCTACTGCTGAAGAGTCAGATAGGATGCATGAGCTTGAGCGAACTATTTTTGAGGGTCGCCAAGAGCTTGATAGAATAAATAATACTAGCACCGCCGCTGCTTTTCTTGGCTTTACTGACAGAGCTTTTACTGCTCAGCGAAAAGCAAAAAGGGCTGCTGCTGAGCAAGCTAGGGCCGATGAAGCTCTTGCAAAAGAAGATGCTAGAGAAAGGGCTGTTAATTTTATTTTGTCAGGAGGTGATGTTACGCAGGGCATTGCAGCCTTAAGACAGTCAGAAAATTTTGATGCTTCAGACGAAATAGAAATTATGTCAAGGGTTAAGGAGCGCGTTGAGCTAAGAGAGCAAGCGATTGATGCGCTTGGTCGAGTTAAATTAAGTGCGGCTGATATAAAGTTTATTAATGATCCCGAGAATCGTCAATTTTTCCAGGGAGTTGTTGACTTTGAGGATAATTTAGAGATTGTAAATTCAAAAGATTCCTCAAGAAGTGAAAAACGAACGGCGCTAATTAAGATTACGAATGCTGTACAAGAGGCGCGAAAAGGTCGCCGTGATTATAATCTTCGCACTGACGTTTTAAACGATCGGATTGATGATGCCTATGATCAGTTTGTAGGACAAGGCAATGAAGATAGTCCGTTTTATAACCCACGGCGTGTGTTTGAGGGTGACTATAAAACAATTGCTAATTTAAGTGATGACAATAAGGCTCGACTTAAATCCAAGATGCTGTTGAATTTACGAAAAAATCCTAATAGAGATACAGAAGAGGTATTGCTGGAGTCATTTCAAGAGCTAGGAATTAGGACTGATAAAAAGGAGCTAGAACAACAAAGGGCTCGTCAGGCGCAAATGAATGAAGATTTTGATTTATTTTATAGGGCAGTTGCGGCAGAGGTTAATAAAACAATGATAGAGCGTGGCTATCCAGAGCTTGGCATTGACAAAAACCCTAACCTTACTTCAGAACAGTTTTCTGCATTGTTGGCTAATCCTCAGGTTCAGGCTATTGCTGCGCGGCGTGTTCAGGACAAAATGAATCCACCAAGACCAGGGTATATGTCATATGAGCATTTAGCACCTGAGCGCGCTTACTTAGAACGAGCTAGAAGTCGAATAAGTCCAATGGGTACATACACAGATCGTTGAAAATTATTTAGCAGTACCGTTATTTGATCCTAAAGCCTTTAGATGAAAATAAGTACTAGCGTATCACCGAGGTAAAGCGTTATGGCAGCAGTCCAAGCCGCAACTTTGATGGAGAAAGATCCACCTCCATATCTTGATACTCCTGCTATTAGGGGTGCATTTGATCGCATTGGCATCGCTCCAGAGGTTGCTGCTCCAAACTTTAATTTGTATTTTCGCACTTTGTCAGGCATCGAGTCTAATTTTGGCTCACAGCTTAGCAACAGGGATCGTGTTGGGCCAGGAGGGACAACGGCTAAAGGCGAATATCAAATTACTGATGGAACCTTTCAAACGATGTTGCGTCGAGCAATTAGGTCTTACAAGCTTGTAGATGAAGAGCCGCCAAAATGGATATCTGACACCCTTGCTGATAACAAAAGGGATCCTCGTAATTTAACAGATACGCAGGCCAGAGAGCTAATTGTTCTTGATATGGAGCAAAGGCCTCAAAAATATAATGGTGTTGGAACTAGTGAGTTAATGCGAGATTTGGCTTTAGGCAATTGGGATGCTGGCCGAGAGCTATTTGACAAGCATCATCATACCAAACCAGATAAAGCCACTACTGATCGGGCAGATAATTTTTTTAAAAGATTTGAAGGCAATGTTGTTGCAGTTCGTCAAATACGAGAGGATATGCTCAGGTCAGATGGAAGCATAAAATCATCTAAAGGTTTTATTGGGCCTATTGAAAATCAAGCTGGTGAAACAATGACCGAGTTTACCACTGACCTTGGCGAAGAATATAAAGGTTATCCTGCAAACTCAGACATTCCAACATTAGTTCCTACTCTTAATTCTGTTGAAATAGCCTTATTACAAAAATCTGAAGGCGGTAAGCCTATTGATATGTCAACACCTCTCGGTAGGTCTATTGTCAACAAAGCTCGTCAACATGCAAGAGAGCGAATAGATGATGGTTTTAGTCCTCTATATCAGGACTTTGAAGAGTATTCTGACTTTGCCTCGGTAATGGATCAAAAACCTGTAGATGTACAGGCAAGTCCTGACCAACTTGCAGATGTTGAAGTTGTTGCTAAACAAGTTGATGAAGTGCCAGAAGAGCCTAAAAGTATATATTTTGAGCCATCTCGTGTTACTGATTCTAGGCTTCAACCATTTGTTATTCCGCCTGTATTAGCTGGTTTGAATCTTGATGAGCCTGTTCCTGTGTCCAGGTTTCCATCTTTAGAGCAGTTGAAAGATGTTAGTGCTGACTCTGCATTTAATGATTTTGCTGAAAATCAACGAGAGCGAACACGCGAAAAGTTAACTGGCGTGTTGCGATCTTTTGGGGATGGTGCAACATTGCGATTTGGTGGCGAGATTGAGGCTTTTGTTCGATCACAAATTGGCAGTCCAATTACGCCAGAAGGAACCTATAAATCAGAACTTAACGAAATACAACGTCAACAGGATGAGTTTGAGCTTTTAAATCCAGTGGGATCAACAATTGCTGAGCTTGCTACGACAGCTGGAGTAACCGGATTTGTTGGCAAACGCCTAGTACAAGCTGGTATAAAAAATGTTGGCGTTAAACAAGGCACTGCAGAAGGTTTTATATATGGTGCTGGCGCTGGAGATTCTTTTGAAGAGCGGCTAATTGGCAGTAGCACTGGTGCGTTATTTGGTTTTGGGCTTGGCAAGGTTATTGATGTAGCAACAACGCCATCGTCCCTTGGCGGACTTAGAACAAAAAGCGATGATCTTGCTGACTCTTCATTACCAGCTGATAAACAAGGGGCTAATCTTGATTTAGAAAAGGCCATTGATGATGAAATATACACCGAGGTAGATAACCCCAGGTATACAGCAAAACCTTTGAGAGAAGCGCAAACTGCTGGTGAGTTATACGATGGCATCATTGGTGCTGTTAGGAATTTTTACAATGACAAAATGACTGGCCTGTCAGATCGTCTAGGCAGAGAAGTTAGCCTTGATGTCATGGGTCGTTTTCAAAGAGCAGATGAAGCGGCAACAGTTCTTTTTGGTAAAGAGCTTGAACAACTTTCAAAGGCCCTTGTTCCTGTTATCAAAGCAATAAACCAGAGTGAGTCTGCAAAAGGTATTTTGCTTGACTATTCCGCTGGAAAAATGTTTACCGAACAGCAGATATTTAATTTTAATGCAGCAATGCGGAAGATGTCTCCTGCTGCACGAAAGCTTTATAGAAAAAACCTTCAAAATAAATCAATGAAAATGCTGGAGCAAGCTCTTGAAAATGACTTGAGTTCAGAGCAAATGGCTGTGTTAAGGCAATATCTGGAATACAGCCTTGATAAAAATACACGATTGAATGCTAAGGTTTTTGGTGCAAAATTTGATGACAACCTAAATGCCGCTCAAAACCTTACGTTTTTGCATACGCGGAATCGCGCGCAGTACCAGAAGTTTAAGGATCAAGGTTTAACTGATGACCAAATTGAAGAGCGATTATTGAGCGATCCTGCGTTTGAGCAAAGGAGTCGAGGTCGTTACTCTAATCCTGAAGACCCTAAGGCTCCCTCTCCTGCTGATTATGAAAATCCGATAGTTTCGGATATGCGGCGTATACAGAGGATGGAGCAGCTTAGCCAAATACAACAAAAATTTGGCGTTAGGATTGATGAAGCTGCAGAAGTGTTTGATCGACCATTAACGATTGAGGAGTTTCTTGACGAATTTGCATATACCCTGGAGCGCAAAGGCATTAGCAGAGATGGCTCTCAGTACACTAGAGCGCAAATTAAAGAACATATTTTAGGTCAATCAAAAACACCTCATCCATTAATTCAGGCAGCAAACTCTTTGGCATATGCAGTAACGCTCGCTGGCCCAATGTCTGCAATATTGAACCTCGCTGATATACCTTTGGTTGGCGCAAAGTATGGGGGTGGTGCAGTCAAGGAAGGCATGAAGGTTGTATCGCCATTTAAATCTATTCCTAATGTAGATTTAAAACGAATGGGAATAAGCCAGCAAAACTTTGGTGAATTTGTAAATTTGTTAAATGAGCAAGTTGATAATCAACAGGGGTGGATGTCTAGAACCGCAGAAAAAATGAGGCAGGGTGCTGATTTTTTAATGAAAGGTTCTACGTTTACAACGCTTGATCAACTTGGAAAGAAAGGGGTAATGCGCGGTGTTTTGAAAAGCGCAGCTGATGATGCAAATGCAGGGCGCTTAGCTGACAACTGGGGGTTTTATTTTAATCAGTCAGAGTTAGATCTTATATCTGAACAGCTTACCAAACATGGCATGGACTGGCGTAAATATACAGGTCGAGGTGGTGAACTTGTAGAGGAGTTAATGTTATCTGGTCTTGGTCAACAACAGCTGATTAGTGCGGCAGGCAGACCAGCGGCATGGGCGCGCCATCCGAACCTCCGACCCCTGTGGGCATTGCGTGGTTTTGTTATAAAGCAGCAGGCACTCGCTATGCGAGAGGTTGTTGGCAATTTAAAGGCTGGCAAGCCAGAGGAAGCGGTGAAATTTCTTGGCCGATATGCCGCATACGGGGCTGGTGGCTATGCGGCTATCAATGAGGGTCGTCAATACATATTTGGTGATGGTGACTTTTCTGCTGGTGGCCTTGTTCGCGGATATGGAGATGCCTGGGCATCACTGCTAACTGCCAATACGCTTGGCTTAAACGACTATCAGTATGGTCAAATCAAACAAATTGGGCTTTTACCAACTGCCGCATTAGGTATGGCGCCCATTGCAATTACAAGACCTGTTGATATTGTCAGCACAGCTGTTGGTGTTATAGATCAAAAACGCCCACCTCAAGCACTTGCAACGGAACTTCCAATAGTCAAGCAAACTGCTAGAAGCGTAGAAAATATTTCTGGCATGTTTAACCTTACTGAGCTTGAAGAAGCAGCAAGAGAGGTTACGCGACAGCGCAATGTAGAGTAATTAATTCCAACTAACAATTTCATAGGTTGGATCAGCCTCAGCTTTTCTGAACTCTGCCCTGTAGTGATTGCTTATTTCCTTTCGCAATAGTTTGTTAGTTTTTAAAATAGCATTAGCTTTTTCGCGCAATATGTCCATGTGACCTCCGCCCCAGGTCTTGAGCAGGAAGTCGTGGAACTCTATCGGGTTAGCTGTAAAGTATCTGTGGTGGTATCGACATAGCGTAATAGCATTGTCCATGCTCCACCTGACAGACTTCTTGGCCCTGCCGTAGATGTGAGCGCAGTCAGTGCCTTCTCCAAAACAATGCATACAGCGGTGTTGATCACGATGCCGAACACACTTGCTGAACCAGTCATCACACGCTTCACGTTTAACACCCACGTTAGGACTCCTTTACTTCGCTTGGAAATGGCACAAGCATTCCTTTGTGCTCTGCAAGCCACCTGACAAGCACCTCAGCGGCTTCGCTAAGCTCCCTTCCAGATAACCCTGCTGTAGATTTTTTGTCGTACATAGCTTTAATGATGGGCTTGTATAGCATTTCCTTTACTAGCACCTCAGTAAATGGCACATCCACTTCGTCGTTAAACGGATGCGTTGCAGAGTAGCCGCCTTCATTAAGTTTTTCGGCTATCTGCCTAAACCACAGGTGCATGGCGTTGTTTTGCTTTTCTGTTCTGCCAGCTGGTTTGATTGAGTACAGGTGATGCTCACCATTCTCAAGTGCTAACGTTGCAAAGTTAACAAAAAACTCTAGTTTGTTTTTGTGGTCAACCAACCACTGATGTCCATCTGTCATATAGCACTCCACCATTCGATGATTTGAAAACCTATAGTTAATAGGATGACGCCAATCAAGGCCATGATATGTTCGCCTAAATCGTCCATTTTAGAATGCCCAGAATGCCCAAGATGCCCAGCCAGCCCAAGAATTAGGGGGCGGGCAAGGGGAACCCGCCCCGTAAAACATGGGCATGCAGGGCAAACTGGGCAAACTGGGCAAACTGGGCAAACTAGAATGACTGCCAGCGATAGAACTTTTTGCCATGTGCGCCTCGTCTCTCTAGTTGAAGATAGTTATCTTTGAGTAGGTCTATGCAGTTTCGTAATGTTTTACGAGAACATCCGTTAGGATTTACCTCATCATCATTAAGCAACCCAAACAGGTCAGATTGGGAATATGATCTACCATCTTTCATCACGCTACTCAGCAGAACAAACTCATCCTCATACTTGCTTAGTGCTTTACCAATATTTATTTGACCTTTCTGTTTGTTCTTAAGATCTGATATTTGATCGGGTGACATGAACTGTACAGAGTCAACTGATTCTTCATAACTAATCAATGCTCCAGTCTGCTTGTATTTAAATCCACCCTCAAAGCTGATTTGACTACGATCCTTTTCATTAATTACTAAAAGCTCTTGATGCTCCGCGAACTTGTCATTGAGCGGGTCAAGTCCAAACATATTATCAACGTCAGCTTTCAGGTCACCTACACCTTCATAGATTAAGCGACCATCCATTGTTCTATGCTTGTTGCAGTGGCCCAGCAGAATTACTGTACCGCCTGCCGCAGCAAACTCTCTGAATACATGCAGTACCTCGCGCATATCAGCTTTGTTGAGAACCGGAGCAAACTTTTTGAGGGTGTCACAGATGACTATCTTGCCATCGGCCTCACCCTCCTGCCGGATAGCAGACAATAAGCGGAGTGCGTCACCCGTATTCCGTAGCCCGGGATCTGGCGAGGTCGCCAACGTCACCATCGTCATGCCGTGTTTGTGACCAAGCTTTGCTTTTTGAAGTACGCCTTTCGCACCATCATCTTCATTGAAGTAGATGACATCAGATCCTTTGATAAGATTATTTCGGATCGATTGAAATAGATTGCCAAGTATCCAAACTGTTTTGCCTGCACCACTTGGCGCATACACCAAGGTCACCGTGCCTGTTGTAATCATGCCAGGAATTACATCCCGCTCTTTGGCAAGTCGATCTTCTAGTTCTTGGATTCTGTCGTTGATAGCCGCACTCCTAAGCCTGCTGAGAGACGATACGGCAACCTGACCTGTTACCCCATTAATTGATTGATCGTGCTGTACAGAGCCATTGATGGCATCTGGTGAGGTTTGCGGAGATTGTCCTGTTATTTTGTTTTGTTCTCGGACATACGCCGCCCAATCGTCTTGCATATAACTCCCCTTATTTGCTCGACCGGAACGATCAACCCTGAACGAACTCGCCCTGTTTGTCAACAATTACCGTCAACTTTTTTAATGTTTGGAAATGTTGACAAGAGTTGCTAAATGTGGCAAGCTTTTACCCCGTCAATCAAAGGAGGTACAAATGAGCGATAACAAAAATAACGAGTTGATGTCGGCCCTGCTTGAGGTACAGCAGGAGCTATCACACGTCGAGGCATCAGCAACCAACCCTCACTTCAAAAGCCAGTACGTTCCATTTGAGGCGCTGTGGGACTACGCAAAAGAACACCTCAACGCAAAGGGTATTCTGATACAGCAGATGAGCCATGAGTGCGAGGTCGGGGCCTGCATCGAAACACTATTGATCGGGTTTGGTGATTCGCTCAGCACTGGCAAGATGATCGTCAGGGCAGACAAGCCAACCGCGCAGAGCTTCGGTAGCGCCGTCACCTATGCTAAGCGGTACAGCCTATCTATGGCGCTGGGTATTGGTGCTGACAAAGATGACGATGCCAACAAAGCAACGTCAGGATCAAAACGGTCATGGTAGAAAATTACGATGAGTTCCTGGTTTATATGCAGGCAGTTCGTCAAAACTTTGATTACGTTTGTGATGTCAAACACGCAGTTGCCAATGAAGAATGGGATCTGTTGCGCGGCATCATTGAGGATACACCTAACGATGTAAAGGAGGCATTGCATCTTGCACCGTCAAAAGGCGGTGTATTTACCACGCATGAAATTGCTGTAATGAAAAACAACCCAAATAGGAATGCATAATGAGTGAAGAAAAGAACTTTGTTGATGGTTTAATTGTTAAACTGCCAGATGAAAATGCTCCAGACTTTGTAAAGCTTAAGCTCTCTATTAAGCTAGACGATTTTGGCATATGGGTAGCGTCGCAAAAGTCAGCTGAACCAGCCATTGAATGGCTAAATATTGAGATCAAGGAAGGTCGTTCTGGAAAGTGGTATGCTGAGCGCAATATGTGGAAGCCGTCAGATGATGCAAAGCCTGCGGTATCTGCCAAGACAATGACAGCGTCTGCCGTCACTTCAGACGTACCTTGGTAATTGCCGGTCGTGTGTCTGCACGGTCCTTGCCCCGCCAGTCGGGGCTTTTTTCATTGGAGGTTACATGAGCGATCAATCCGAATATCTGTACTATCGTCAGCTATTTGACATCTTTAAGGCTTACACCACACCCAAGCTTATCCGTGTCCTAGAAGAGCAGGGGATTAAGTACATGCTGGATGCCAAGGGCAAGCCCTTCACCACCCGCAGTGCCATCGCGGGCGCCTTGGAGCCGGAGAACATCGTCCCATCTACCGCTCCGGCAGGGCAGGCGGAAGCCGCACCATCGCTCGGCTAGACAGGGTGGGAGTGCCGCATCGGGCATCGGGGTAACAATCTGCCGGTTCAGCGCCAGCGGGAGGCACAGCGATTTTATCCATCGGGACGCTGCCAACCGACATGCGAAGGACTGAGGATCCCTCGGATTCTTGGAGCGGCGATTCTGTCCATCGGGACGCCGCCAACCGACTCAATCAGGCTAGGAGTGCAAGCCCTGGACTAGCTGACTGTACTAACAATCTGGATCGAAGTCACTCCATTCAGTAGCCTCATCTACATCAGGCTCCTCGTAATACTTTGATTGATGATCCAGATAATTATCTTTGCAATAAATGCACCAAGTTTCCTCGGGGCCATCCTCAATAAACGTCGCAGTGTGAATGAGATCTACTCCATTATCGGAGTAGACCTCACCACATGCATCACATTCGCGATACTTAAGCAGCGTCGCCATTTTTCTGCTCTGACTTCCAGATGCGTACCAAGCCTGCATCCTTGTCTTCAGTGCGAATAACACACTTGAAACCAAGGCTGTTAAGTGCAGCCCTAAATGTGTTGGCTTCTTTTGTGGTCAGCAAAACAGAATCACCAATATTCATTTGGTCACTCAGTTGTTGCCACTTACCACGGCCAGTACGCTTTGGAATTGGTACACCAGAATCAATTTGCATAATTTACTCCTTAAGAGATTGCAATTAAAAGAACGGTCATAATGACCAGGGTTACAAAACAACCACCTGTGAATATTGCTATCGCAGTTGATTGCCAGTTTTGCTCGGGATTGCTTTGCTGGACTATTATACTAGGCTCCGCATCCACCTTATTTATAGATTCTATCGGTGGAATGATATTATTTTTCTGAGGCGCTTCAATAGAAGATACTTTATATTGTCCTGGCCTACGTGTTTTTGAACGAATAGGCCTAGCAAAAAGATCGTCAATAGATTCACCTTTTTTTAGACGCTTTTCCCTCATCAAAAAAACATGATTGTGCACAGCACGTTTTGATCTGCCAAGTGCCTTTGCAATTTGATCGTAGGTTTTACCTTCTTGAATGAGGTTATAACATACAGCCTCATCATTTGCAGACCATCTATAATTACTAAATTTTGCACTCTTGTTTGTTGACATTACATATCCTCCAAATCAGGTCGAATTTTCCAAAAGTCATCGATTACGGCATCAAGATTAAAAAGGTGACCAAGATCCTTATTTGAACTACGGCAAGGATCAAACACTTTTTCAATCTCAACATAAGGCGGTTCATCTCTGGTGCCTGCTTCATAATAAATAAGAAAGATTACACCACCCAATTCAGGATGTTCGAAGTGAAACCTACGCGTATGCATTGAAATCCTCCATCATCTCAAGAGTAAAAGACAAGGAATCAAAAGTATTAAGATGCATCCGCAACTCAACAATACAACCATGATGGTAAGACATCATACCGCTACTAAGTCCATCATTATAATCTCTCTCATAACGCCGATGCTGTCGTAAATTTCGAGCAAGAGCATCACGAGCATTTTGTTGCAAGCGTTTTATCTCTTTACGCAAGTGAATCATCTGATTCGATGTCATCTAGCACCTCCTTGATTGATTGAAAACGTGGGCCATATTGTCCCACAAAAGAACTACGCTGAACCTCACAAACAAAGTCATGCAATAACTCAAACGTAGGGCGAATATCATTTGCAATGCACCAGTTAAAGAACGCTTTGCAAAGTGACATAGGATAATAATGCTCAATGTCATTGTTATCTGACATCAGATGACTCCATTCTAGATAGTTCAGCACCCAGATAATGAATGCAACACTGTATATCCAACTGAACCTGAGCAATATCATCGTTTTTTACAGTACGAGAAAGCCAAACATCAGCTTGTTGTAATGCTTTCATTGCCTGCTCAACCTTGTCACGTCCATCCATGAAGTAAACATTTGCAGCTGGTGCAGCTTGATACGGAAACAAACTACGCGCCGCAGCCTTTACTACATCAGGATAAATATCAGAAGGTCGATGCGTATCCAGCACATGAGAATGCACAGCTTCTACCTCTGACTTGACAAGCTCAGGGCAGAGCTTTGATACATATTCCAAACTAAAATCAGTCATAAGCAACTCCAATTGATTGACGAAGGCGGGAATCCGGTCCCCCCACCCGCGGATGGGGGCCGGTTCCCGACGAGGCTATGCAACATCATCGTACTGTCGCATCATTCTGAACTGACTCATGCAATACTCCGCTGCTTTTTTTGCCGCAGATGAAGCAGTCAGTAAGTAATTAGGGTCAGACTCAATAGCTTTTTGCCAGGACTGAATGTAACTAGCGTGCTGTTTGAGATCGTAGTTAACACCAAGCTCAGCACACAAGAAGACACTGCCAAGCTCAGCTACAAGCTCTTCTTTCGCATAGTCCTCACTACCAAAGTTGCCTGTAAGCTCACGATCTAATCGCTTGCTGTGACCAGTTGCATGGATACATTCGTGATACAAAGTTGATTGATGTGCATCGTCAGTTTCAAACTGTCCTGGCAATGGCATCTTGACTGTATCAGTAACAGGTGAGTAACAAGGATTGTAATGTGAGTGACAATCAAGCTTGACCTGCAACGCCTCTATTATTTCATAAGGTCTCTTTAGCTTTGTCTGTCGAACCTCAACAGCTGGCAGCTTGATACCTGTCTGCTCAATGTTGAACAGGTTGTATACATGAGAAAATTTATATTTCTTTTCTGTATCTTTGTCCTCACCAGTCCCGTAAAAGATTGCAGGGGTAGCAGTTTGACCCTTGACGTTGCCACCAAGATTTTGAACCTGCTTGTACGTCAGCCAGTACGGACTTTTGTACTCATTCTTCCACGCCGAAATCATTGTGGTGATTTGATTGGTGCCAGTGTAGGCTCGCTTGCTGATCCAGTTCTGTTGCAGACCAGACTGTGATTGCCATGTCTTCCGCCAAGTCAACTCGTCCTGCATGGCTTCAGATACGAGGGCGACAATACGCTTGAATTTACCAGACATAAAACACTCCTTGATTGAAAGAAGGCTAAGGGACATCCCTCAACCTTTTACGAAGTTTATCAACCTTTGCAAAGGTATGCAAACTTTATTGTCTTGAATGCAACCTCTACCTCTGTATCGCAGACGTTGCACCAAGCCCAGGCATCGGGGTCAAGAACGTAAAATGATTGAGCTTCTACATCCCACGCTACGTCACCCCGAAAGCAAATGTCTGTGCCACCGCAGCTCTTGCAATGGCACGACTCTTTGCCAGAACTACCACCAGCAGTCGTAGTAGACATAATCACCTTCCCTGATAGTATCGATAGCCCACTTACAGAACTTAATATCCTGTTGCCGATAGTCACTGGCAGCTTCATCCTGGAACTGGTGACCATAAAAGAATCCGCCTCCAGATTCTGGAAGCCCACGCAAAACCAAGGCTTCATACAAGTCGTAAAGCAAAGGCAAATTCAATTCGACTGGATTGCAGTTGAATACATCATCCATAAGCGGTGTAAGCTTTCCTTTGTCGATTGCATCTTCAAAAAATGATTGAAGCTTTGAGTGCTTACGCCACTGAAACTCCTCACCATGAACGCCCTTGACCTGTAACTGACCATCGTCATTTTTCTCAACGGTCAATCGCTCTGGTGCACTAAACGCATATTGATCAAGTCCCATTACACTGCCTCCTTTTGCAGATTTTCAACCCAAAGAATGAAAGTACGACGAGCATCTTGCTTGTTCATGCCGTACTCCGTTTGAAGATACTGAGGCATCGCCATCATGTTCATCACGCCTGAATCACGAACCGCAGTCAGCAGATCGAAATAGTCAGCAGGATTAACCTCAGTCATAAAACCAGAGTCATTCATTACCAACCTCCTCATTCAGCTATCAATTGCCCAAACTCGGACAGCTCAGGAACATCAACAACACAGTAACCAGCCGCCTGCATTGACTCGCAAATGTCCTGCAAATAAACAGGATGTAACTCCTCACTGATTGCTCTATGAAAAGAGATCTCTGCCAATCTCCAACCAGTAGCATCAATGATTTGATATGTATCTGACTTAACCATATTTATCTCCTAAACAATTGATTTGGCGGATGCTTTGAGGCATCACACGTGCGCGCTCACCCGCGCTGTCCAGCGGGTATAATGGCGCGCCGTGGGATCAAAGCTCCGCGTTATTGTCATCATCACCCCAAATCAACACAGCCAACATCAGCATTGCAGCAACAAATAATGCAACCTGGTACACAAAGTCCTGCGTATCCATCGTCATCATCTCTTGCACACATAGTCCGATACCTACGGCCAAATAAATCGGCCACAAAGCCTTGAGCATCGTCATAATTATTAATCCTCAAAAAAAGGACCCGAAGGCCCTTACAGTGTTTTTCGTTCAGCGGTCTGCTCATCGATTTTGTCGTGAATCTTCTGAAATATCTTTAAGCCTAAATCGTGCAAATGAGACTCAGGTTCTTTGTTAAGATGCAATTTAAGTGATGCCAGCACCCATGCTATTTCAGATGGAGTCAGTCTTACCGAAAACCCGTTATGCCGTAGTCGGTATCTTCTTTGGCGTTCTTTGTTCGTCAATGCCATCGTCATCACTCCTCAAAGTTACAGAAAACTGGATTAGCATCTGGCTCTGCGCCATCACCTCCTACCAATCCATCTCAACAACGCTGGCAACCAGCAGAACAAAGGACATAAAAAGCAAGCCTGTTCCAGCGAGTACAGTGTCTGAGTCTGACTGGGTGATGCCGTGAAGCATCAGCCCAGAGCCAGAAACTACATAGAGAATTGATAACATTGCAAACTTCATGATGCGGCCTCCTCTTACAGAAAGAAAAAGGGACCCGAAGGCCCCTCGATGATTAAGCTACCTTGCGGCGCTTGTTGGATGGAACTGCCTTCTCTGTGTGATCAGGCTTCTCAGCTACCTCGTCACGAAGCTCAGGCTTTTCTGATTGATTGCGAAGGTACTCAAGACGTGCTTCTGCCTGTGCGATCTGTGCTGATACTAGATCTTCCACCTTCAGCCAAGCCATGTCCTTGCCAGCCTTAGACTTCGTAATCCCTAGGACTACTTTGATTCGCTGGCCGTTAAGATTTGCCTCACCTTCGTAGTAAACATTGCCCGCTTTGCTAGTTTTGGGAAAAGCGAGCCCAGAGCCGATTTCAAGATTCAGTGCCATGTTGGCCTCCTAGATTGACTGATTGAACCAGTGTCGTTGCCGACAGGAGTAGAACTCCACTGGCTGTGCCGGATTACAAGGGGGGAAGTTGAGCGTGAATCACTGAGGGTCCGCGCGAGGGGGTTTGCGCGTGGAAACCGTTATTCTCGCGGCCCTTGCGGACAGGTGCAGACTGTGGATTCGTTACGGATGTCAGGCTACGACGTGTACTGGTTCTAGCAAGCAAGATAGGGGGTCAGCAGGGTGCTGGAGCTTGGGATTGGTGGCGGGTTTGATTTTGCCAAGACTAGCTGGCACCCCACTCTAGGCGAAGGTGAGGTGAATCTTGGCGGCTGGTGGATCGTACTCCGCTCGCCCCGATAAGGCTGGTGAGGATATGGCTTGGTGGTATTGGTCGCTCCGCTCCAGCTGGATAGGAATGCAGATGTAACCAATTGGCTCAGG